TATGTAGTTCAGAGTCAATTACCTTCTCAAGTTTTAGGGTTAGGATACGTTCATTAGGAACGTATCGCCAGACATATCCTCTATCACTATAGATGCCAAATACAGTTTGTCTCATACCAATTTTAAGTATAGTAGCCTCACAGCCATCTAATAGAACCTTGTCACCCTCGTTGAATGCTTTATCCATTTGAAAAGCAATGCCTTTCGATAGGCTAGTTGCAAAATCTTTAAATAGAATTGCTAAGACGATTGAAATAAGAACTGCTACCCAAGGTAATAACAGTTCTGTTAGATCACCTGTTAGACTTGCTAGTGTTTCTTCCATATCCCTTCTCCCAGCTTAAACCTTCACAACGCCAAGTATACTCAGACCAGTCTCGTCTCTCTGTTCTTTCATAATACTGACCTTTTTCAATAGCAGCTATCATTTCACACTGCGCCTTAGACTGAAAAAAGAAATCACGTTTAAACTCCTGGCAGTTTTTTATACTATTAAAATTAATACAAACTGACAATATCATTATGTATTGGGTGCTAAACATTTTGCTTTGGCCTTATCATCAAAGTTTTTATTCATGAAGTCTCGACGCTCAATGCATTCTTTTAAAGTTTTATATGGCATACTTGCCCAACCATGATAATTAGCTTCCTCAGCAGATAACCAAACACCCTGTATCAAAAAGTAAACAACTAGATAATACATTATTCACTCTTGTTTTGAATCAACTTCTGTAAATCAGCAGTTGAACCAACAAACAGTGCGTTGTTAGTTACGGTCTGTGCCTTTTCCTTTTCTTGTGTTAAATCTTTTTTCTTTTTCGCTAACTCTAACAAATCTTTGTTTGTATCAGTTAGAGTCTTGAGTAAGTTAGTTGCAACCTCAAATGCTCTGGGTGATTCGCTTTGACGAGCGATCTCCATCACTCTATCCAAATCCCCCATACCAGAATCAATAAGATCCCTAAGATTGCGACGTGCATAATCATAGTCATCTTCTACATCCTTGTTACTGTTGTCGGGAGCAAGAACCTCTTGTTTCATAGGTTCTATATCAAGAATCTCGCCCATTTTATTATTGAAACTCATGACTACTATCCAAAGAAGAATGTATTAGCAGCAAATCCATAGTCATCGTCTGAGTCAATGAGACTACGATGAATAGATGCTGCACTGTTTGTTGTTGGTTTACCATCAGCTGTAAGACCAGGAACAATAACTACACGACTACTTTTCTCTGTATCTGGTGCTGTGTTAGCATAAAAGTCTACCTGTGTTCTTGTGATTACACCAGAGTTTGAAACAGGTCCATATAGATATCCTTTCATTGTAAAGTTTAGATCCCACATTAGAACTCTACGAGTCATAAAATCACCATCATATGCATCTTGCAATGCAACACTTGTCAAAACAGTTGGAATATCCATAGCAATATTCATCTCAGGCATTATGTTAACAGACATATTCCATTCTGGTTTAAAGTATGGTAAAATCTGCTCTAAAATTTGTGTGCCATCATCTGCGTTTTTAACCATAATAGAAAGAACAAAATCTAAGTTATATGGCACGGGTGTATATTGTGTTTTAAGTAGAGTTTTGTCTGAAAACACGTAAGAGTTTTTTTGAGTGCTATTAAGTTTACGTGTTGGATCATATGAGATACCTGTTAATTCAAAACCCAACCTTGGAAGTGAGATGGCTACTTCTCTATCTAAATTTGGATCTGTCTCTAAACGTACCATAAATTTTTGTTTTGGTCCATAAGCGATAGGCACTGCTAATGTTTGAATACGAGTACCAGCGTTGTTTCGCTGAATAGTAAGGTCGTTAAATAAACTACCAAAAACGATTACATACTTACGAATAAGACCATGTGAAAAATATCCGAACATTAGAAGTTACCCTCCGACCATGGGTCATCTTCAGAGAAGTCAACAATACCACCTGCCAATACGTCAGCAGTAAATAGATTGTTATTTGCTTGTGCATCTGTTGTTTCAACTGTGTATTCCTGCATCATACTACCACCATCCTCAGCAAGCAATGCACCATCTTCACCATCTAGGTCAAGTAACAACTGATTATCTAGTATGTTGAGACTGAACTTATCTTCAATCTCATCGATCTCACTGATACCAGTGTCGATAACTTCTGAGCTATATTCAAACAATTCACACTTGAGATCATAAGTTTGTAACCTACCTGTTGAATAAAAAAGTTGCTCATGTTCTACGTGTTTGATTTCGAAGGTTTTATCTACCATTGGAAAGTAAATTAAGTCACCCTCGTTTGGTCGATTAGACAAGATAGAGTAACCATTAGCTGTATCTAAAACAATAGACTCGGTTTCATGATTACCTGTTAAGAATTGACGTGAAGGTGCTGCTGTGTTAGCACTTTCAGTGAGAAGATTATATCCAACTTCTGTTAATAACTTTTCTGTACGAATTTGATCAAAACGTTTACGTGCAAGTGTAAAAGTTATTTCATCTCTAATCTGGAGACCAAACCGTGAAAGTAGATCACCTTCACCTTCAAGACCCTCTACGTTCTTGATATACATTTCAACATCTGCTGCTTCATTGAATGAGGATAGAGGATCTTCACCATAAAGATTATCTCGTGCTACAATAGTGCGTGGGACATACTTAACATCATGACCGTAGATTTTGATTGACTCAATCGTCAAGTCTTCTACAAGGTCTTGCTCACGTGCATAATTGAAATGATTAAAATATTTGTTGACAGCCATACCATTATCCTGTCATATCATGGACGGGTAAACTATAACTCGTAATCATTTCTTGTTCAAGGTTTGAAATTTCTTCCCGTGCTTCTGACATAATTCTTGGACCATCAAGCGTGATGCCACCAGGTAATTGTACGCCAGCGAACTTTGAAAGGTTCTCACCCCATTGTCTTTTAAACAGCGCAGTGCCGTAGCGAAGTAACCATCTGTCATTCCATACATCCGTATGTGTGTCTGGGTCTGTTGTTCGATATACTTCAATAATAATAAATTCACCCACAGTAAGTTCATCCCAGTCTGTGCGAATAAAAAGTTTATTTACATGACGATTGAAGTCAATAGGTTGTTTACCTACAAAGATTTCTTCCATAGTTGCGATGTTTGTCATTGCGCTTACATATGGTGCATAGGTAGCACTTGAGAATTGATAGAGATCATTTAAATGAATTTGATAGCGTACATTGAATAAACTTGATGCACCAACACCTGTATCGTCAATATCAAATACACGCACAATACCTTGAATATGTTCACCAATAGTGATGTATTGATTAGTGATATCTTCAGCAGTAATTTGATGCTTGACATAATCGTGAATAGTTCCATCATAATGATAGTCACGATAGTATTGTAAAGCCTCGTCAATTCTATCCTCTAACTGTTCATCGTCTACATTAATATCAATGACAGGAGAACCGAGATTGCGAAGGCAATATTGTTTATACGCTTCTCTTGAAGTTGGTTTCGCCATAGTAACCTCCTTGTTGTATTGTATTTATAAAAAAAGGGGAGAACCGAAATTCTCCCCTTTCAACTAATATGAGGTTTTGTTATGAGGTTGAGTATCTTATGATTACGATACCGTCACCACCATCACCGCCAACACGTGGCGATGTCTGGTGGTTAGCACCACCACCGCCACCGCCTGTTCCATCTACACCGTCCTCACCTCTACCATACTGAGTGTTGAGTGGTGAATTACCTCTACCACCGCCCCCAGGACCGCCAGGACCACCACCATAACCGGCTGGTGGACTTTGGTTTGTAGAACCACCACCACCACCGGCATATAGACCTGTGGGGCCAATAGCACTTTCGGCAGCACTTGGAATTGCTGGTGCAATAATTGGTGCTGCATAAGCAGGATATGGAGCACCGGCTCCACCACCGCCACCTTTACGATTTGCTGTTGGATTCTGACCCAGCGCATTTTCTCCAGCAGCGCCTGCGCCACCACCACCACCGGCATTATCACCAGTTGGACCTGCACTAGTGCCACCTGGATTACCACCATCACCTGGAGTGGCTGTACCGCCTGGTTGGGGGCCATGATCTCCACCGCCGCCACCGCCAGAACCACCTGCACCACCGGCCACTTGAGGAGAGCCGCTGCCGCCAGCACCACCACCATATGCAGTAATAGTAGAAAATGCACCTCCACCTTCGAATACAGAGTTGTTACCGGCAGTACCTTGTCCATTAGTACCAGCACCACCTGTTCCGACTGTTACAGCATATGACCCAACGGAAACAGCTGGCAAAGTTCCTTGTCTCAAACCACCAGCACCGCCACCGCCGCCAGCGCCAGTGTCCGACGCACTAGAACCGCCACCACCGCCGCCGCCGGCTACGACTAAGTATTCAAGGTCTTTCGTGCCACCACTCATAGTAAATGTGCCTGGTGATGTAAACACATGATATTTGTAACCACCACTTTCAATCTGAGTGCCACCAGAAGTAGAGAACCCATCTCCACCGGATGCAGTGAAAACAGTACCTTGAATTCTTACTAATGTGATGGCAGGAGATCCAGCACCACCAGCACCTCCACCACCATTACCACCTTGTGGACCAGGACTGGCTGGACCAGGTGGAGCTCCGCCTGCACCTGCGCCACCACCAGCACCATAGCCAACACCACCACCGCCGCCTTTGCCGCCACTGTTATAACTACCAGAACCTGGATGGGGAGCTGCGCTACCTGGACTACCTAAAGAAGCTGTAACTGCTGGAATCTCAGGAGTTGTAAGGTTATCGTGAGTGGTCCAATCTGGATGTGCCGAGGTTAATACTGCGAATGATACACCACCAGCACCACCTGGACCGTTTGCTGGTCCTGGTGTGCCAAGGCCGCCAGGACCACCACCTTTTGCCCCAGCACCTTGAGCGCCTGCTGCACCACCTGTAATATTATAATGGTTAAATGCAGTCTGCACAGCTGAAGGAATAGTTAGTGGGCTATCAGGTGCTGATTCTGGGCCATCAATAGTTTGAGGGAAAGCAGAACCAACAGTAACACTAATTGGTGATGAAGGACTTCCTGGTTGGTTCAGATGAGCTGTAATCGTACCAGAATCGCCCGAACTTCCTGGACTCCAGTTTCTATTTCCACCAGTAGTACCACTACCACCCGCAGTGACACCTAAGTAATCTACACGGGTAATATTTGTGAAACCGCCAGTAGGAATTTCTCCTGGAGAAGTAAACATATAATATGCTACTTTAGATTCAGTGGTACCTTCTCTATATCTATGACCTTCATTAGTTTTTAATTTAGATTTGCGCCACCTACCACGCTTTCTCAAGTTAATAAATGATTTACCTCTTGCCTGACCACTCCCACGGTTAAGCGTCCAAACTGAACCAAGCTCTTTCTTATCAACTGTTCTTGTAGTTGTAACTACTCCCCCACCCTGAATTTGAGGTCCTAGTGCCTGTGTAGGAGGTGTAAATGCCTCAGTGTATATTGCTTTACCTTTAATAATTCTAATATCATCCAAATACCCAGGCACACTTTGAATGCCAGTTGGATACCTACCTATGGTAATACCACTGCCTGTAGCATCCATTAGCTCAACGCCATAGTCTGCCACTGTTGTGCTTTTTAATACACCATCCTGGAAGCAACGGAAAGTATTTCCCTCACGAGTGGCAGCCAGGTGCGTCCAAGTATTTAATGATACTGTACCAAGTAAAGCATTATTCACAGGGCTCCAAGTACCACCTTTACTTGCATAAAAGCGAAAACTTCCACTATGTGATTGAAATAAAATTGGTGCATAACTCTCTCCGGTGCCATAATGAATTAAACGAGCAGTTGCAGTGCTGGTAAGGTAAGCCCAAAGTTCGATAGTAAAATCATGATTTTTTAAGTTAAAATCATCAGGACTGCCGGCCCCAACTATAAGTGCATCATTACTTCCATCAAAGTAAGCACTACCTGTACCAAACTTTTTAACTGAAGTATTCACATTTACATTGCCAATCTTATCTACACTATGATCTCTTGCTGTATCATTCAAATAATCATCAAATGGCATATACAATATAGTCAAGTCATTGTGTGTTTCGCTAATACTTGTGCCTACAGCAGAAGAAGGAGGAGAGAATTCAGTCGTGTATTTGGCATACCCATCCATGATTCTAATGTCATCTAAATAACCAGCAAAATTTTGACCACTAGCGTTACTTGCACCAATAATCAAATCATTATTAGTAGGCATTGCTGAAGTGAAAGTTAAAGAGCCTTGTTGTACCCCATCAATGAATAATCTTACAATTCCAGACCTTCTAGTTACAGCTACATGATACCATTGATTAGAAGAAGTTGCTGCTGTAGTAGAAATAATATTACCACTGTTTATAAAAAATCTACCTCCACCACTAGCAAACTGAAATAACCACCCAGAACTATTATGACAAGCCATTGGTCCTTGGTAATCACCATCCAAACCTGTTGGATACATCCAATATTCAATAGTAAAATCTCCAGCAAATGCCATAGCAGATTGAGAACTACTAACAGTGAGATAGTCATTTGTTCCATCTAGTCCCAGACTATTACCGCCGAACTTTGCTTGTGTGGATGAAATGGCCGCACCACCAGAAGCAGTAATTGTAAATGGATCGTCTGAATCGTCATTTACATCAGAATCAAATGGTAAATAAAGTGATGTAAATCCTGTAGTTGTATTAGTTTCGTTTGTACCGTTTAGTGTGGCACCAACGGCTGCACTTGGTGGAACAAAGTTTTTAGTATACCTCGTTACCCTAGAAAATCTAATATCATCTAGATATCCAGCAAATGTATTTTCACCACTCGAACTAGCGCCAATAGTAATTGCTTTTGCAGATGATGATGTAGGAGATGATCCGGATGAAACTTTTACGCCATCATGAAAAATTTCAACATCACCATCATTAAACCCAAGTGCATAATGAAACCATTCATCAGTGCTTATAGTTTTACCGGAAGTTTGTGTAATGCTAGTTGATGAAGCAGTAGTTACTACACCTAAACTTGGTGTTCCACCCATAGCAGTGGTATAAGAACTTAAATAACCACTTGTTGCTCCAGCAGGGCCGATACTCCATTCATTATTATCCCATACCATTGAACCAAATCTGAAACCATTTGTGGCAAAAGAATTAGCGACAGCGCTGGATAAAGTTTTAGTTGTGCTATCAGTTTGATCGACACCATCTACAAAAAAGTACGCTTCACCACTTCCTGTGGTCGAGGTGTTTCTTGTTAATTTAATTCCAAGAGCAAAAGTTCTACTAGCATAACCACTAGTTAAAAAAGGTCTGGGTCTTAAACCTATCTGGATAGTAGTTCCACTACCATGCTCTCCCCATGGGGGAGGGTTATTAAAAGTTTGACCATTTCTAGTAAAACCAGAAGGATTCGCTGACCAACCAACTGCGAAACTATTACTATTCCTAAGATTCTGAACTGTAAATTCAACTACATAATATGCTGTTTCACCTACAGAAATATTAATAAATGTATCGTTCATTGCACTTGCTAGGCCGCCGCTGCTACCAGTAATCGACCTTTTATCACTAGAGTATTGTTGATTATTTCCTGTGAATGATGTATCAAAAAGCCAATCAGAGAGTGCAGTTGTTACTTGAGTAGCTTTCAAATAATTATTTTCAATACCAAGAGTAAAAGTCTCAGTAGTATCAGTAGATTTTTGTTCAATGATAGTGTTAAAACCGCTTAAAGATGATGCCCTCGCCCATCCTTCTAAAGTAAATTCGTCGTCTGTTCTAAAATCAGTGTCAGCGGATACAGATAGATAATCGCCTGTCCCATCCAACGCTAAACTGTTGCCACCAAACTTAGATTGTGCTGATGAAACAGCAGCGTCACCAGAAGCAGTTACAGTATGTGCATGTGTTGAATCATCTTGAATGTCAGAGTCAAATGGTAAGTAAAGTGATACTGGATAACTATTATAAACACCAACAGCAGCTGCTGGAGGTGTAAACGCACCTGAGTATAATCCTTTTCCTTTAATAATTCTCAGATCATCGATATACCCAGCAAAAAAATTCGTTCCACTTAAATGACCACTTGGCGTAGAATTAATTCCGCCAACAGCAAATTTTGAATCGCTAGCACCAAAAATGTTAACGCCTGACATATTATATACACTACTACTTTCTACACCATCAAGATAGAATTTAAGATAACCGTCTTTTCTAACCCAAGCAACATGATGCCAAGTATTGAGACTTGTTGTAACGCCTGCAAAACTTCGTCCCACAGTAGAACCGGAACTGCCATTTGTAGTATAATAAAAATAAGGAGTATGACCATCGAATCTAGCAATATAAGATCGGTTGTTCCCGGCCGAATCCCATCTAGCGACGACAGTACCATATGATACATTTGAAGTACGATACACCCATGCTTCAATAGTAAAATCTTCTGTAGATAATTTCATTGCGTCATCTGTAGAGTAACGGACAACATCACTTCCATCAAGATACAAACTGTTTCCACCCCACTTTGATTGTGTTGATGAGATTGTTGCATCACCAAATGCTTGGCCTGTGTGGCCATGTGATGAATCATCATTTACATCAGAATCAAATGGTAAGTAAATTGACGTAGAACCATCCAAATCACTATGATTAATAGGAGATGTTGGTGAAGTTGTTGTTGTTACTCTTGTAACACTACTGTTTGCTCCGGGATCGAAACCGATATAACCGACCATTTAAATGTTCCTCCAGATTTAATTTCTTTTATTTATTTTAAGTCCATTTTGGTCCACGGAACCAAACAACAAGGGCTCTACGAATACCCTTTGTCACGGGTTTAACACGATGCCAGGAGAAAGATGGAAAGAACAAAGCAGAACCCTTATCTTTGAAATGTGGTAAGGGTACAGATTGTGTCTTTAGATATCCCTCTCCTTTGAGCTCTTCTTTTGTAAATTCGTTATCATGCCTATTTATACCAGACAAGAGTTCAAACTCACCACCCTCATAATCTTTTGGATCACTTAACTGTATACTACAACTAATCTTTCTAATAGTTCCTGTTAGAATATGATCAGGATCAGCGTCTGGACGTAAAGATTTATCATTAATAATCGTATCAGTATGCCAATGATAATGATTTTCATCATCATAGTATACAGTATATTGCATTGGTTCAATCGCTGTAATATTATAATTCCAACCAGATGCTTGATTAACTTCATGCATTACAGGTCGTAACATACTGTACAACTCTTCATTATCATGCCAGGACACTTTGTTCTTACGAATGATATGATTAGCGTTCTCTGGCTTATCAATACCATACGTTAATGCTTCCTCTTCTTGTCCTCTTTCACAAATCTCACGAATACGCATGATTTGTTCTGGCCAGAAAAGACTCTCAAAATACCAATACCAATTTTGTTCAAATGTAGTTGTTAAAATCTCACCATCATGACCAATAACATCAGCCATCGCTAATCACCTCAAAACGTAGTTTACGATCATCATCTGTAATACTCTGTAACTCTTTATATGTTTCACTTGTACCGATAGGTTCAATGAATAGTTTGTCTCTTCTATCATATGCAAACTGAGCACATGGACCCATACGATCAACATAGTGTAAGAAAAGTTGGACTTGCCAATCATCTGCCTTGAGTGGTTCAAACTTCTCACGCCAATGTGGAACTTCACAACCACGATACATCATAGCACTCAAAGGTGGTACTGAAACGGGCATACGAACTGTAATATCATCAGGGTCAGCATACCAGATAGGCCAATCAAAGTCACTACTCTGACCAAGATTAATGGTCACGCTAACCTCACAAGAGGGTCTATCTGTATGATAGTGTAACTCCTCGCCAGGACCATAGACTCTCATGTATGTATATGTTGGAAGCAGTTTTAGCCCTGTGAGTGCTTCCATCTTAGGAAGACAATCGACCATAACATATTCACACTTAGGTTGACCATACCATGCTTTAGAGTTGACAGGACACTGAGAGTCATTAAGTTCATTCTCAGTGTCCTGTTTTGCTTTTTGCAAATACTCTTCTGTAATAATCTTTGCTACATCTTCATCTACAAAATCATCAACGGCAAGATATTTTTTCTTTTGAAAATAATAAATGCCGGTATTATTACGAAGTTTCATTCATTCCTCCATTGTTAGACAATAATACATTATATAGTAAGATTATTCAGATGTCAAGTTATGACTAATCGGATAAAGTAATTGTTCCTGTTCCAGAAGTAAAGTAATAAACTCTATATCCACTTCTTGAAGGTAGAACGTATGATAATGTTCCAGTAATTGTTAGAGTATTTTCAGAGTCAGGATATGCTATAACAAATACACCAGGACCACCTGAACCACCTGTAGGTCCACTGGCACCGGCACCACCGCCGCCACCACCTCTAGTTCCAGGCCCACCATTACCAGATCCACTATTACCAGATCCACCAGGACCAGCGTTAGCTAGGCCGGAAGTTGGACCGCCCCTATTACCCGAATATCCACCACCACCATACGTTAGTGATGTACCTGAAATACTAGAAGCAGTGCCACCACCACCACCACCACGAGCAGGACCTTGATCTGCACCTGGGTTATCACCATTAGGAGGATGAGCCGCTCCATCGTATCCTAGATTCTGAAAATTAGAAGCTCCAGGAATACCTGAGATTAATGGTTGTGGAGTTGATGGTTGAACCCCTGTACCACCAGCACGACCGACACCACCACTAACATAAGTTCCACCACCACCAGAACCACCAGGATAAGCAGGAGATGGACTAGGCAAAGGACTTTCAGTAACTGCTCCACTAGCACCAACTGTTAATGTATAACTAACATCTTTATCAAGTATCAAATCCGTTGCTGTGACAAAGCCCCCGCCACCACCACCGGCCCGGCCAACGCCGCCACCAGCTGGTCCTGCGCTACCTCCTCCGACTGCTAAAATATACTCGCCTGTACCTGAATGAGTAAATACTGTATTGCCACCACTTTTTTGATTGTTACCTCCATCTCCACCAGCACCAACTGCTAAGATTTCAACTCCGGGCGCACTGGTTGGGGCTACATACCACCTGTGGCCAGCAGCTTCTAAACCAGCACCTTTAATGATTAATCCAGAGGGAACAGAACCTGTATCAGAGTCATTTCTAATCCACTCACCATCTTGAATTTTACTCTCAGCATCACGAAGATTCCAAACACCTGATAAAAACTTAGTATCAGAATAAGTTTCAGAGGTAATTTGAGATTCTGTAAGTGAGACATGGCCATGTGCAGATGTTGGAGGTGTGAATGCCTCGGTATACTTTGCATGACCTATGATAACTCTTAGGTCGTCAATATATCCTGGGAATCCTTGTGAACCGTCTGACTTTGCACCGATAGCCAGACCAGGTGCGCCACTATTATTTCCATATGGCGCAGTATCAGAAGCAGAGTTTTGTAAAGTTCCATCAATAAACATTCTGGCCGTACCATGTGACCGGGTGATGGCTATATGTTTCCAAGCATTAATACCAAGTGCGCCACTTGTAATAAGATTATTAGGTGAGTGATTACCAGAATCATCTATCACTCTTCTATAACGTAATTTATTTGGAGATCCAGCTACTAAAATTTCAAAACCATCATTAGTTCCACTTTTAAAATCAAAGAGAGTTTTATCTGAAGAACCTTCCGTATTGTACACCCATGCTTCAATAGTAAAATCTTCATTACCAAAAGGAAAACTACCAGCTGGAATACTAAGATAATCACTGTTACCATCAACAAATAAACTACTTGTACCAAACTTTTTGACGGAGGTGTTGAGTGCTGCTGTGCCTTCTTTAGTTATACTATGATTCCTTGCTTGATCTTCAAAACTATCACTATCAAATGGCATATACAGCACAGTTAAGTCATTCTCTGTTTGACTTACACTTGTAGTAACAGCAGTTGTAGGAGGAACAAAATCTGCAGTGTACTTGGCATATCCTGTAAGAATTCTAAAATCATCTATATAACCATTAAAGAAAAATCTAGAACCAATGGAAGGGTGATTGTCTGCACCAATTCGTAATTCTGCTGATGTATTAAAGGTTACTGATGATTGTGTTACTGTACTTTTCAATTCGCCATCAAAAAATAATCTAAAAACATCTCCAATCCTAGTAACAGCTACATGATGCCATGCACCAGTAAAACCACCACTGATGGTAGTTGATATTACTGGATTCGTTCCACTAAAACTACCAGCGAAGAATTCAATATCTCCAGTTGTGTTTCTATGCATTTCTAATGTGAAATTCACACTACTTGCTCTGTGAGCAATAAGCATATAATTATTGTTATTGTTTGGATATATAAAACATTCAATGGTAAAGTCTGAGTCAAAATTGAAATCAGAACTACTAGGGATAGAAAGATAATCATTTGTTCCATCAAATAGAGCACTATATCCACCAAACTTAGATTGTGCAGATGAAATTGCTGCACCGCCAGTAGCAGTGACACTATGACTACTGCTCGAGTCATCTTGTAAATCTGAATCAAACGGCAAGTATAGAGTTGTAAAATCTGTTGTCGTATTAGTTTCGTTTGTACCGTTTAACGTAGCACCGACTGCCTGTGATGGTGGAATAAAGTTTTTGGTATACCTTGCTACACCTTTACTAATTCTGAGATCATCGATATAACCCTCAAAAAACTGATTTGATAGACCTCTATGACCAACAGTTAAATCAGAAGTACCATCATAAAAATCAACGGATGATGAAAAACTACTTAAATGTCCAGTGACAGTACCAGATAAACTAATACCATCTAAAAATGCAAATAAGTTATCCTTGCTCCGTACAATAGCTACATGATGCCAAGATCCAACTGGCACATCACAGTCAAATTTAATCTCAGTTGAATTACTTCCATTGGAGGTGAAACCAAATACTATTTTCTGTTGCGTTTCATTTCTTATATCAAGAGACCAACTACGATTTGATGAACTGTCCATTCTTGAAACTACGTTATGTCGATCAGCGGCGTCTCCGCCAGCGGCAGTAGATTGATACACCCATGCTTCAATGGTGAAATCTTCAGTTCCAAATTGGAAAGTAGAGTGATTAGGAAATGTTAAATATTGATCAGTGCCATTTAAAGAAAGACTGTTTCCACCGAACTTTGATTGTGTGGATGAGATGGTAGCACTTCCAGAAGCAGTTACCGTGTGGCTATGTGATGAATCATCTTGAATGTCTGAATCAAATGGTAAGTAAAGTGATACTGGATGGTCTTGTTCAATACCAAGGGCAGATGTTGGAACAGTATATGTTGAGTCTGTATAAAGTGCTTTGCCCTTTGTAACTCTAAAATCATCCATATATACTTCACCAGTTGCAGGTTGATATTGTCCACCATCATTTCTACTAAAAATATAATGATCTCCGCCTGTTGGTAGCGTAGTACTATTAGTTACTTCCCACTTTCTATCACCATCGTAAAATCCACGATATGTAGTACCATCATATGTAATAGCCACATGATGCCAAGTACCTGTTGTTACAGAAGAGGCAAACTGCTTGGTTGAAAAGATATTCCAACTACCGCTTTCTGCCGAATAAGCGTTGAAATTACCAGCACTTGTTATCCAAAATAGAAGACCAGAATAACTACTGTTGTTTTCATTATGAACGTATAAAGTTGTCTGAGATTGAGAGGTAGTAATATAAAAGAAAAACTCGACAGTAAATGAACCATCTAGGTCTGTGCTAGAAGAGTTATCAATTTTCAATGAACCACTAGTTTGTGACTTTAGAGCATTACTACCAAACTTTGTATATGTTGAATCAACAGTCAACGATCCACGATTAGTGATTGTTTGACTAATCGGTGAATCATTATCAACATCATCATTGAATGGAAGATATAATGTTGTATGTACTGTATTGCTATAACTTACTGGTACATTTCCACTACTTGAAGCACGAGTGATACTCACAGTGCTGTTAGCAAACCCTGTTTGTTCATATCCCAAATACTTAGACATATTTCGACTCCTTCAAAGAGAATTAAAAGAAAGGATTAGGCGTCGTAAATCTGCTCTAAGGAGATAGTAAACTGTAGATCGCTGTTAGCAGAAGCTGCGCCGCCAATAGTTGAATTTTCTTTTAAATAGAAAGAACTATTTTTATCAAACGCAATTAGAGTTGCATCAGCAGGAACAACAACGGTTTTAACTAAGAATGTATTTGAACCATTGTTATTCATAATTAGATCAAAGTCAGCGTTTGCTGTGCCATCAATATTAGAGATAATGATTGTATTGATCTTATGAACCGCACCACTTGACGCTGGGTTTGTATGAAACACAGTGTTCGAAGTAGTAATCGATCCAGTTACAGTATTAGCAAGAATTCTTGCGACGTTAACAATATTTGGATTAGCCATGGTATCCTCTCTTAGTTTTGAAATATGTCTTGTTATTTATTTCTGTGTCTCGTTTACAAATGGGTCGGCCAGACAAACGATTCAACATTTGCAGAATAAGTATCTGTAATATCACGAAGCTCTTGACGATATGTAGCATATACGGCTGACTCATCAGCATGAAGAAAACTTCCTTTATGACCATATGCTGTAGATGAAGTTACTGAGTCAACAGTTCCTTCAAAAGTAATATCGTCATAATTAAACGTAATAGTAGCACCTTCAACAACATCTGTTTGTACAGGAACTCTAATAATGTGTGCAGTTGTATTAGATAGAAGTTTTGTGATTTCCCCTGTTGAAGATCCAGATACGATGTTATGTCCTACATCTACATCGTCAATCAAACTACCAAGAATGTTCGAGGTTCCAATAACACCTGTAAAACTATTTTCTGTGTTTGCAGCACTTGTAAAGTTAATAATTGAACCGTTCGCAACGTGTTCTGTCATTTGAGCTTGTACAGTTAGAACATCATCAGGTGCTTCTTCTTCAACATCATGTGGTGGAGTTACCATATATACGTCCGTTACAACTCCTGTAACTGATCCAAATGTAACAGTGTCATTAACTGCAATCATTGCATTATTTGAAGTCATAGAAAAAACACTATAATTAGCATCTGACGAAACAACAATATCATTAATAACAGTATTTGAAGATACCATTTGTGTCCAATCAGTTATATAAAGTGCTGAATCTCTGGCTTCTCTAACACTTTGCCAAAATTCAGTATTTGCTTGCTCTGCTTCAGATGGTGATCTTTCATTAACAGCCCATTCATTACCTAACCAAAGTAATTTATGAGTTGCATAATTGAATTGGTCAGGTGGATTAGGAACATCTACCCAACCCAGTTTATGGCGATTGTTAAATGCATTCTCTCCAGTATATGACTTACCATTTTCATCTTTCAAGCGATGAGGAAAATTTCTCCGTGGAACGGGATAACTATAGTCTTTTGAATACCAGGCCATTTATATCTCCCTTAACCGAATACGATTGCCATGGCGATTGCTTTACCTGTAGTAACTCCGGTCCCTGTAGTAGCAAGTGTACCACTCGTAGTTGGAAGCGTTACAGTGACATCGCCTGAATAGTTAGCGTGTGCTGGAGCAACCAAAGTTACCTTGTGAGCATTATTTGTTTCACAATAAAAATCAATCTTTGATGGGCTACCTGTTGCGCTGAAGATTTGAATATGACCATTAGCAATGTCAACGCCAGAAGAGGAACCTTCGCTGTCAACAAGCAACTTAGCTTTCATTGACTGATCTGTAGCAACATTCTTAATAACCACATCAGATGAACTTAGTGCAGATGAGGATACACTAGCAATCGCAGCATTTGTATTTGCAAGAGCTGCACGTTCAGCACTTTGTACACTAGTAATGAATGCATTAGTATTAGCAAGTGCTGCTTTGGTACGAACATCAGCTTCTGTATATGAAGAGCTGTCTAATTTAGTAGCAATAAACGTATTAGTATTAGCTAACTCAGCTTGACCCAGTGCATCTGAAGCAAGTCCTGAAAGTGTTTTAAGTGAGTTAACATCGCTCATCATCTGTTCGATGGTATTAGCGCCAGTCAACTGCCCGAGTTGTGTAGAAACTGCTGTTGCCATTTTATCCTTCCCCTTTTATGGAATTATTCTTATTATTTATAAACTCTTAACTAAAATATGGAATCTTGTAAGCTGTCCCACCAAGGTTAATTGTTAAGTGACCTGCTGGATCAACCAAGACTGAATTATCTGACATTTGAACTGATGACAATGGTTGAGCAATACCATTTGTATTTGCAGAGTATACGGCAACATTAGCAGATGCTAATTTGGTAGCAATGCTTGTTGTAATTGTAGTTGAGAAGTTGGCATCATCTCCTAGAGCTGCAGCAAGTTCATTTAGAGTGTCTAGTGTACCAGGTGCACTGTCAACTAAACTTGCAACTTCAGTAGAGATTGTACTACGAATTGCTGTGTTAGTTGCTGTTAGATTTGTATTCAATAAATCAATACGAGCAGTTTGTGTTGCTAAACCAGCAGCACCATCTACAGAGGCAATGTAGGCATTAGTATTAGCTACAAATGACTGAAACTCTGAGTTAGCGACATATGAAGGTGCATGTGCTGACAGAGCCTTCAATGAATTGACATCTCCCATAATTTGAGAGACTGTGTTTGAATTGGTAAGATTGCCCAATACTGATGATACTGTTACGGATGCCATATTGCGAGACCCCTCTAATTCTGGTTGTCAAGTTTACTTTTTAACGATAATAGTAGATTTTCAATATTTAGTAATCTATTGTCTAGGTGCTCAATCTTCTCTTCCATATTATCAATCTTCTTGAACTGACCCTTACGACTCTTGTATGCTTGTAATGCAGTTTGATTTACATTCAAGATAGCATTAGTCTCTGAGTCTCTAACCAGATCAGTACTTTCTTCTACTTTCAAATACATCATACACCTTTAAATTTGTAGTGCAATGGCTCTTAAATCTTTCACTCGTGGAACCACATGAGATCCCGTCGAAGTACGAAGAACAACTTTTAAACTGAAGTACTTATATGTATCAAAATGAGCATTTGCAGAGTTGAAGTACCTCACCACGTTATTGTTTCCACTAAAGTTAAACGCACCCAAGGAAGTCGTATTTGAGGATGGGAAGCCATACTCTAACTCGACAAAGTTTTCCTTATTCACAATGCTGGATACTGTGTTCGCAGCACTGGTTTGGTCCAACTTAGTATAGTGTTTGTCACGGAAGTCGTCAGGATCCTCGGCGTTCTGGATTCGAGCATAAACGTCGATATCTGTACCGACTGGTTTATATGCTGATAGAACAACTTTGATATCTTCTGCTTCTTGACCGTCCGCTAAAACAATTTTCTTGGTGATGTATCTTGCTTGGGCATTACCGAAGTTCCCAAACTCGCCAGTATTGTCATTATTTATAATATTATGAACTGGGATAACAGACTTGGTACGGCCAATATCTACTACAGGTGATAGACGATTCGAGCCAGATGACAGTGTACCACTCAACCGGAATGTCTTAGCACCACCAGTGTTATTGATCTCGTTTGTTCTACTTGCAATAATTTTCTCACCTGATACAAAGTCATTATTTTCAAAGGCTTCAATAGAAGTTTGTGTTTGTGATAGGACGTAGTTGTTTGCTGTAGTATTTGCAGTCCAGACCACATCTGTATCAACATACTTAGCATATGATAGTTTAGGTACGAGGACATCATACTTGTAATTTTTCAAACTATAAACTTGAGCAAAGGCATTACTAACTTGTCCACGATAGAAACCATCACTGATAGTAGTGTTTGAAGTAAAGTTACCAGAGGAGTTATTTGCTACGATCTCGTTACGAGCAGCATTAAAGTACTGAACAAAACCAGTAGCAGTATTTGCTGTAAACGTATTTACTACACCTGTAAATGTACCAGCACCATTAGCAAAGGTTACAGTAGAGCCATTCGTAATAGAACCCTTCATGTCAACTTTGATAGTTGGAGTGTCGGTGCTAGTAACAAGTTTACGGACTTTACCAGTATTAGAACCAATAGTCACCGTATCATTAACTGCAATAGTTTCAGCGTTTGAAGTCATTACAATAACAGCCTCACCTCTAATCTTCTCACCAATATTAAAGCGAGTTCCAGAGAACTGTGTAGCATTTAGATATTCATCATCATCGTTAGTATAGACGATTGTGCCTGGAGAGCTATTATCAAAGTTAGCTCTCCAGATAGTGAACTGAATATCTTGATTCTGTCTTGGTGTGTATGTTCTATCGTTAGCTGATGTAAACAACATACCAACAGCAGGTTGCTGGTCAATGATTGCACCAAAGTTAGTATCTGTATCACCAAGTTGTGCGATCCACAAGCGGTAATCTGGATTAGAACCATCTGGTTTTACAACGAATGCATACTCTTTATCACCACGAAGATATACAGGTTGATCGAAGTAGAATGGCGTAGGTGCATTACCAGTAGCTGAAATATTAACATCATCTGGATCAACTCTTTTATATCCAAATGGTACTCGAATAGCAGTAATCTGACCATTGACAACTTCACGAATCTCAATCGCAATGCCTGATGTTGAGCTCTTCTGTTGGAAGTATAAATCAATAGCTGAGATAAAGAAACCATCAGCACCAGTACCAAATGGACCGTCAGCAAAATCTAAATTCTGAAATTCAAAGTCACCTACACGGAACGTTTGTGCAACAGGGTCTTGATGAGCTTGCAATCCTTCAAATGTAGATGTTACAGTTCGACGCTCTCTTACTGTATCATGTGATACTCTTGCTTCACGGGTGTTGAACGTAATACCACGTTGTGAACTAGCTAAACCAAGCGAGGTATAATTAGTTACTGCAGAAGTTGTCTCCGTGCCTGTTTGTGTTGCCGTGTTAGCAATATCAACTAGTTTAAATGGACGCTCACCCTGACGGAACTTTAATCGGTTATTGTTAGGGAGTAAAAATACACCAAACACATCCCCATTAGCATTTGTTTCCAAAGCGCCTCCAAGCCCCGCAGTGTTTGCAAACTCTTTTGTTGTAGGAGCAACAAAGTCATTTACTAAAATATCATCGAAGTATGGGAACACACGAGTATTAGGTTTCATACCTGTACCACGGAACTGAATAAGTCGTGACCGCATAAATGGAACAATATCAGTACGTGTTAAAAATGGACCTGACTTTTGAGTACGACTAAATGTATCAACATTTAAGCGAGTACCAGTGCGAACTTGATCTTGTTGTGTTTCAATTAAAACATCATCAATGGCACCATGTGCTGATCCACCAACCGCAAAAGTTCCTTCTCTTTCACCAGTAAACTGAAGACGAGCAATACCTCTAACTTCTCTGTTTGTTCTTGCGTCACCATCATTACTCCATTCATTCCACTGTGTACCCCAAGCATCTTTTAGATTTGACCAGTTAGAAGCCAAATCAAGATCCCATTGTACATCAGGTTGTGTAGTTGTGTCAACCCAGTGATCAGCCTCTGGGAATAAATCAAGATTACCTACCCAGTTGAATGATAGTTCACCAACAGGGTTGATAGTTCTGGAGGCCCATGGCTGGTCGATATGAATATTATGAGTATATGGTAATGTTACTAGATCACCAGGAGTTGGATTCTGAACTGTTGAGATGGTTGCAGTATCAGAAGCTCCGTCTACCTTTAGTGTTGCTGATGTTGTAAATGTGCCACTTGAATCGTGAAGGTAAAGTCTCACAATAGTGCTATTAGCTACGACCGTTCTAACTGTTCCCCTTGCAGTAGCAGAGCCTAGCGAAGATCCCAAATAAACAATATCACCATTTTGGTATGAATCAGTATTAGCTGTTACGTCTAATCTTACTTGTTTACCTTGATTGGTAACACCTGTTGATAATGTAGAGTTATATGAAATATCAATATTCTGAGAATCAAATCTAGGTCTTAGTTCACCTTTTACTTTATCAATAGATGAGAAGTATGATGGATCTGTCAAATCAGCATTGTTATGGCCAAAGAATGCATCTACAAAGATACCGTTCTTAAATCTGTCAAGACCATTTTCATCAGGAATTGCTAAATCTCTTGCTGCTTTCTCAAGCACATTCAAAGCTGTATAATACTCTAAGCGGTCTACTCTTGTAGTAATGTCAGAGATATCTTCCATCGTATAACGACGATGATAATATGGTTTTACCTTTACTGCTAGATCAACACGAGTGCCTTCAGTCTGTGGATCAATAAAGTTATATGCATTCTCCAAAGATAGTGATGGGAATGGAGGAATGTTCAATAGAGACAGAGACATAGACTCTGCTGGTTCTATTGGTGGGAAAGGTTTATCCGAAGGAATACCCTTCACTACTTTTTTCTTACCATCTTTACCAATGACAACACGATCGATACGAGGTAAATAGTGAATGACATCTGATTGAAATGTCTTGTCAGGTACAGGAACATATGAACCGGAAGCATCAACATCGACAGTAGTAGATTGTGCTGGATTGATAGCAGAATCAGCAACTGTAGTTAAGTTTGTGTTAGATGCGGATGTCACTCTTGGACGGAAATCTAAAGAATCTCGAAGATTATAAACTCTTTTTGAAGTTCTTGAAACAAACCGTGG